AGGAACAGAAAATGACCCCTGTAGAGAGGTCATTCAGTATTGGACTCTTGACGGAGAGCTGATTGTAACAAGGTCACAATATGAGGAGGGCAAACGTTGAATTTGAAAAAGATAGCGTACTATCTCGGTATTGCGTTGTGTCTAGCAAGTCCGCTTGCATTCGGTATATGTATGCTAATAGGGCTTGACAACACAGTTCCGTTGTCGCTTATGATAACTAGCAATGCTTGCAGGATATGTTCGCTGGAAGCAGAAATGACAGAAAACACAATGAGGAGTGACAAAGCAATGAAACTGTACAAGGTAACGACGATAGACCAGTATCATTATAAAAGGGTGTTCACAGTAGCAGCAAAGAGTCAGTACGAGGCTCTGACAAAGGCAAGTGTTATTTGTCCCCATGAGAATGTTTTGACTATCGAGGAGGTGGACTAAATGAGGTCACCTGACATTGAAATGGCAGTGCGGCTGTACTATGAAAAGCCCGAAATAACCAATTCGGATATCAAGGAGCTGTTCGGCACAGGTGAAACGCAGACTATCAAGATCAAGAAAGCTGTTAAGGAAGAAATGGTAAAGCGTGGTGTGAAGTCATGGTTGCCACACTCGGTCAATACCGAGATAGCCTACGAGGTGTGGGGTATTGATATCGACAACTTCGAGAAAAGGCTTAAAAAGCTCCGCACACTTTACGGAAAGGACGTGAGAAAATGATAGCCGTACTAGAGATAATCAGATGTGCCGCAGCGGTAGCACTCTTGGTGGTGCTTGCAATGTATGTAGCGTACAGGTGGTATGTAAGCGTAAAAGAAAATGCCTACGAGGAAGCAGAGGAGAGCATTAAGCGTGCGGTGAGAGAAGCAGGCAGACCCATAGTCAAGATCGAAGTTGAAATGAAAGGAAAGTGGTAAAATGGCGTTGATACTGCTGATAACAATAGCCGTGCTTGCAGGGATAGATGTAGTGATGTATCTTGTGTTGAGCGTGGTGGATAGGCACTGGGAGAAACGTTTTGAAAACGAGGAGGATAATGATGATAACGAAAGAGGAGTTTGAAAAGGCGGTGGAGGTTTGCAATAGCGAATTCAAAACTTGTGAAGACTGTCCGCTTAGACACAAGGCCTTTTTGTGTGGTGTATATCTAACCAAATACATAAAAAATGAGCTTGCATCTGCGGCAACAGGCACAAGCTCGGAGGTATCAAAAGATACCGATAACATACATATTGATGATAGCACATTGCTTGATATTTGTCAAGAGGAGCTAGAGGCAATAACTGAAATAGCCCTTAATGACTACCCAAACGGGTATCTGACGGGATATATCGTAGCTTTAAAAAATAACACCAAGAGGCTGAGAGGTGAGCATAGTGACTAACTACTCTTGCCTTGACTGCAAACACTTAAAAGGCTGTTTGGAGAGTAGCAGACGTTACCCCTGCAGAGATTTTAAGCTGGCAGAGCCAGCGATACTAGAGAGGAGAGGGCGAAAACATGACAGTAAAAGAAAGGCTTGACGCTATGGTTGACATGGCGGTCATGGAGCTAAAAATGAAAGAAACGCAAGAATGTGGGACTGTTACCGAAGGCGTTTACCCTATGATGATAGGCGACGTGTGGACGTTTGACGGAGCAATATCGGGTGTTCAGATATTTCCACCTGACATTCATGCTGTAGCGAAAGAGGTCGGTGCTGAGGTGTTTGAAAACGGAACCGAATCGTATTTCATGTACAAAAATATCGCATTTTTCAAATACAAAAGGGGCGGTTTAAATGCGTTACACGGCTAATGATTGTGTCGGCTGCCCTGATGGGTGCAGATGTTGTGGCAGAGACCGCAATTACACTGTGGTCGAATGCGACAAATGTAGGGACGAACTGGACCTTGCGAACGAAAATGTTTTCTGCTATGAAGGCAAGGACTACTGCAAGGACTGTTTCCGTGAGATTCTGATTGAAGAAATCAACCAGAATGACGATATTTCAATCTATGACCTTGCCGAACTGGCAGGAGTTGAATATAAAGAGGAGGACTATGACAAATGAAAAAGCAAATGTCTGCGGAAGATTACCGCAATGACGGAGCGTTCAGCCGTTCACAACTTTTCAAACTGTCAAAGTCGCCTGCGCATTTCAAGTACGCCCTTGAAAATCCCGAAGTAGAGACCCCTGCGCTTGCTTTCGGCACAGCCTTTCACGCTTATGTTCTTGAAAAGGACAAATTCGACAGCGAGTACATAGTCGCTCCGAAGCTTGACAGGCGTACCAAAGAGGGCAAGGCACTTGCGGCTCAGATAGAGGCGAGCGGTAAGATACCCATAAGCGAGGACACTTTTGCACAGATACAGGCAATGACCGAAAGTGTGATGTCAAACAAGTATGCTGCCGCTTTGCTAAACGGCGGCGAACATGAAAAATCATACTTCTGGACGGACAAGCTCACGGGGCTTAAACTCAAATGCCGCCCCGATTGCCGAACAGACCTTAAGTCAACGTCTGTCATAGTAGACCTTAAAACTACTGAAAATGCCGATACAGACAGTTTTATGCACAGTTGTATTAAATATGGCTATGACTTGCAGGCGGCGATGTACACGCAGGGTGTGTCAGAAATTGAGGGCAAGCCTCATAGATTTGTTTTTATCGCTGTTGAAAAGTCACCACCTTATGCCTGCAACGTCCTTGAAGCTGACGATTTTATCATACAGAAAGGCACAAAAGACCTTAACGACTATCTTTACACTCTCAAGGAGTGTCTTAAAACAGGTAATTGGTACAGCTACAACGGCAAAAACGGTGACTTGAACGTCATAAGCCTGCCGGGTTGGCTGGCTAGAGAATACGAATAGGAGGACAAAACAATGGACGAAATAACAAATGCAGTAACAGTAACACCGGAAGTACCGCAGAACAGCACTATGCCCCTTGACAACATCAATCAGGGTACAGTCGCTATCGAAGCAAGCAGAGCCATTGCAGAAGCCCAGGGCAAGCTTGTTATCGCAAAGAGATTCCCACGCAACGAGATACAGGCTTTTGCAAACATGAAAAAAGCTTGTCAGCGTACAGGGCTTGCAAACAAGGCATTTTACAGCTATCCGAGAGGCAACGAAACAGTTTCAGGACCAACTATCAGGCTTGCGGAGGAACTTGCAAGGTGCTGGGGAAATATTGACTTCGGCATCAAGGAGCTTTCTCAGGACAACGGCAAATCAGAAATGCAGGCGTATGCTTGGGACTTGGAGACGAACACAATGTCGGTGCAGAATTTCACGAACCCACACGCAAAGGAAGTCAAGGGCAAAATAAAGACCCTCACAAGCCTGCGTGATATCTATGAGAATAACGCCAATATGGCAGGGCGCAGGCTCAGAGCAAGAATACTTGCGGTACTTCCTGCGGACTTTGTGGAAGAGGCGGTGGCAGAATGCAGAAAGACTCTTGCCGGCAAGAATAATATTCCTCTTACGGACCGTGTAAGGAAAATGGTGGTGGAGTTCGAGAAGCTGGGTGTGACGCAGGAAATGATAGAGAAACGTCTTGATAGAGGTCTTGACACCATGACAGCCGAAGATCTTACAGACTATATCGGCATCTTCAATTCACTGAAAGACAAGAACACAAAGGTGTCTGAGTGGTTTGAGTATGAGAAGATATCTACAGATATCTCAGCAGAAATTGACCAGCTCCAGACCGAGAAAGAACAGGTGCTTTAATGCGGGCAAGATTACCTGACGGTTCTGTTATCATCAGTGGCTTTCTTGCAAAGGACGCAGAATACAAACAGGTGGGCGGCAACAACTCGTCGCTCACCAAGTTTGCAGTAAAAGTGGGCGAACGTCAGCCAAAGGTGCAAGGCGAGCGTGGTGAAGCCGTATGGGTGAACTGCCAGTGCTGGCACTCTGTAGCAAGAGCCACAAAGGCGCTGAAAAAATTTGACGTTGTGTTTTGTGTGGGCAAGGTGGAGAAAAAGCCATATACCAGCAAAGACGGCGAAGAAAAAGTTGACGTACATCTTGTGTGCGAAGCCGTTTTTGTACAGCCTACTGCTGAAGCAGCACCCCCGCAAGAACTAGGCGGTGACCTTTCCGACTTTGAGGAGGTGTTGAATGATGAGGGAACGCCATTCTGATGATATCATTGACGTTGATGCGAATGAGGAAAAGCATTTTGATATCGACATGAGTGATGCAGAAGCGGTGAAAACCGCCGTTGCTGTAAAGTATACAAAAGACGATTTTCTCTACACAGAGAAGCCATACGAAGCGATATACGATTACAAAAACGACCCTTTCATGCACAATCTGAAAATTGAGCAAATGGCTCAACAGGCGGCAGAGGTGGGCGTAAAAACGTTCAAAGGGCTGTATAAAAACTATGTCAAAATGCGAGAAATGCAGCGTGGGGCGAATGTTATTATCAATAACCCCACTGCGTTCTCAGGTCCGTATATGCAGCTTGACGCAGGCAAGTATAACGTTGATGACGGCGGTGTGTATCTTATTGACGAAAGCGGCAACTATCACGTTATCTGCCACCACCCGATCATACCCTTTGAGTGTTTGCAGAACATTGACACAGGCGAGGAAAAGCTCAACATAGCTTACCGCACTCGTGGAGAGTGGCAGGAAAAAGTCGTTTCAAAGGAGATACTATATAACAGCCGAAACATTTCACAGCTAGTTAAATGCGGTGTTGATGTGTCTTCTGAAACTGCCAAAGAGCTTGTTTCATATTTCCAGGAGATAGAGAGCCTTAACCGCAATTCTCTGCCGCTGAAAAGATCAGTGGGCAGGCTTGGCTACATAAACGGCGCAGGCTTTTCGCCATACGTCGAGGGGCTGACCTTTGACGGTGAGCAGAATTATTCCACCATTTTTAGTGCTATAAAAAGTCATGGCAGTTATGAGAAATGGAAAAAAGTCGCTATAGATTGCCGCAAGAAAAGCGTGATCGCAAAGATATTTCTTGCGGCGAGCTTCGCAAGTGCGCTTATTCAGCCACTTGGCGGTCTGCCGTTCTTCGTTCACCTATGGGGCGTTGATTCAGGCACAGGCAAGACAGTTGCTTTAATGCTTGCGGCTTCTGTTTGGGGAACCCCTGAAATGGGTGAATACATTCAGACGTTCAACAGCACAGTTGTCGGTCACGAGCGAACAGCAGCGTTTCTCAACAGCCTGCCGTTTCTCATTGACGAACTCCAGCTGAGCAAAGATAGTCACGGCAGAAGCCGATTTGACGTTTATCAGCTTGCTCAGGGTGTTGGACGTTCTAGGGGCACAAAAACAGGCGGAATAGAGCGTACACCGACATGGCGAAACACTATCCTTACCACAGGCGAAAGCCCTATAGTGGGCGGTTCAGCAGGCGCAGGAGCGGTAAACAGAGTTATCGACATTGAATGCACGGCAAACAACATCGTGATAGCAGACGGCATGGCTGTATCAGCGGTGATAAAACAAAACTATGGCTTTGCAGGGCGAGAATTTGTTGCAAAACTGTCCTCTCAAAAAGCCTTGACAATGACACAAGAGGTCTATAACGATTATTTCACCAAGCTCTGCAAGTCGGATACAACAGAAAAGCAGGCAATGGCAGCGGCAATGATACTCACGGCTGATATGATTGCAGAAGCGTCCGTGTTCAAAACGAATGAGCCACTAACAATTGACGATATCTCACCGTATTTGCAGACCAAAAAATCGGTATCAGCAGGTGAACGAGGCTATCAGTATATGTGCGATTGGGTGGCGTCCAACAGTAAACGCTTTGCGACAGGCGAAGACAATAACGGCGAAGTGTTTGGACTTATCCAGGGCGATTTTGCGTATATCATACGTTCAAAATTCGACGAAGCGGCTTCAAAACAGGGCTTCGACACAAGGGCGTTGCTTAGTTGGCTGAAATCTAACGGCAAGATACTTGTGAGAGGGCGCAACAATACTCGTGGCAAGCGCATCGGTGGCGTGAACGTTGAGTGTGTTGTGCTGAGATTGCCAGATGAAACACCGGACTATTACACCGAAGAAGAAATGCGTGGGACGGATATATCGGATTTCGGCATTTTGTGAAACATAAGTCCCACGAGGAAAACAGCGTAAATGCGTGGTTTTCTGCATAGTGTGGGACTGTGGGACATTTTCCCCCTATATATACCTGTTTTAAATAGGTGATATAGAATCACGGCTTTGTTCACACATCGTTAAAATATATGTGTGTTTTCCTATATAGGAAAATGTGCGAATTTGTCCCACAGTCCCACAACGCCCCGAAAAGTGCGTAAATACGCATAGTTTTCGTGTGGGACGTTTGTCCCACACTGTCCCCCACGTCCCACATAAGGAGGTAAAAAACATCAAATGAATGCAAGAATAAAACTCCGTGACTATCAGCAGGAGTGTATAGATAAGATAACGCAGGCAGGGCATGGAAAACATCTTGTACAAATGGCGACAGGTCTTGGTAAGACAGTGACCTTTGCAAATATACCACGTCATGGACGTATGCTTATTCTGTCGCACAGAGAGGAACTTGTAAATCAGCCTCTGAAATACTTTGACTGCACAAAAGGTGTTGAAATGTCAAAATACCATACTGACGGCAGTGAAGAGGTGGTTTCTGCAAGTATCCAGACCATGACACATAGGCTTGACAGGTTTTCACCTGATGATTTTGATATCATCATAGTAGACGAAGCACACCATGCAGCGGCTCAGAGTTACAAGACGGTCATAGATCACTTCACACCACGTCTTCTGCTGGGCTTCACGGCAACACCTAACAGGGCTGACAAATGCAGACTGAATGATGTGTTTGATGATATCATATTTCAACGTGACCTGCGTTGGGGCATTGAACATGGTTATCTGTGCGATATCCTCTGCAAACGTGCTGACATAGGCTATGACCTTTCAGCAGTACATACACGGCTTGGCGACTACGCTCCGGGCGAGCTAGCAGAAGCAATGGACGGCACTGCGGACGCTATAGCACAAGCGTATAGAGAACACGCCAAAGGTGCAACGCTTATCTTTGCGGTATCGGTAGAACAATGCTACGAGATAGCAAAACGCATCGAGGGGGCTGAGGTAGTCACAGGTCAGACTAAGGACAGGGCTGATATAATACGCCGTTTTACTCAGCGTGAGATACCTTGTCTTGTGAATTGCATGGTGTTCACTGAGGGTACTGACATTCCCCTTGTGGAAACTGTTATCATAGCAAGACCCACACAGTCTGACGCACTGTATACGCAAATGGTAGGCAGAGGGCTAAGACTGCACCCCGACAAAGACAAGCTCACACTCATCGACTGCGTAGGAGTAACAGGCAAGGCAAGCCTGAGAACAGCTCCAAGTTTGCTCGGTATTGACATTTCTGAGCTGCCAAAGAAGAGTCAGGACAAAATGGAGGGAATGCTATTTGAGCTTTCTGAAAAGGCTACTATGATGTCGGACTGTCCTGAAAGCTGGATAAAGAATGTTCGTATCGTTGACTTGTGGGCGCAGGAGCAGAAGTATAATACCCATGACGTGAATTGGTTTAAGCTGCCGAATGGCGATATGAAATGCAGTCTTGGTAAGGGAAAAACGCTGAGGATATCAGCACCTGACGCTCTGGGCATGGCAATATGGCAGGGACAGAAAATGCCTATGCAGCAAGCACTTGACGAGGCGTACACTCTTCTTTGCGAACGTGAGGCGGACAGCAAATACATATGGGACTTGAATATTTGCCGAAAGTGGGGCAAAGCACCTGCTACTGATAATCAGAAAAACCTTATCCGCAAGCGTGGCAGGAAGTATCTCAACAATTCGGATATCGACATAGAAAATCTGACGAAATTTGAAGCAAGTCAGATACTCAACAGGATAATGAAAGGGTGATGATATGGCAAGAAATGAAGACAGAGAGCAAATGGCCCTTATCAAGTGGACGCAGCAGGCAAGCATACGCAAGGCTTATCCTGAACTCAAACTGCTCTTTCACATACCGAACGAACGTCATTGCGACCCACGAGAGGGCAAAAGACTAAAGCTTATGGGTGTGAAGTCAGGCGTTCCCGACTTGTTTTTACCTGTGGCACGGGGCAAAAACAAAGGGCTGTTCATAGAGCTCAAAGCGGAGAATGGCAAGCCCTCAGATAATCAGATGTGGTGGTTTGCGGAGCTTGGCAAGCAGAACTATTTGGCGGCGATATGCTACGGCTGGAAGCAGGCAGCTGATATGCTAATGCACTATCTTGGCGGTGATGATAATGCTGGTAAAAGCTGAGGTCATAAAGAAAGCAGACGAGCTGAACAGAATGGCGGCAAAGCTTCTGCCACTGCCAGAGGGGCTGACACAGGCAGAACAGCTTTTGTATAAGTCGCTTTGCATTGTGTACCGAGAGTTCAGAGCAGGGCAGATAGACAAGAAACAGGCGCTTGACGAAAAGCAGGAACTATACAGGGCATACATCAATGGGGCTTATGCACTTGACCTATGGCAGACATATGGGGAATATGCTAAGGTGTTTCAGAAATGTCAGTACGAGATACATCACGAGGGTTGTGAGGTTTGCAAGAGGCTTAATGATATCCTATGTGGTATGGGGAGGGGCAAAGCCAATGAAACACACTGACTACACACTATGCTGGCACTGCCATCATGCAGTACCGACAAAGGATAAGATAACAGGAGAATACCTCACAGGCTGTGCATGGTCCATAGACCGCAGACCGGTTGAGGGTTGGAGGACGTGTCAGCACAGAATATATGAAGCGCAAAAGGGCGGTATGATACATTCGTATACGGTGACTGAGTGCCCTGAATTTGAGGAGGGATAAGAGTGACAAAAGCTGAAAAAGCCAAAAACCTGCGCTATAAGAAAGCGATTGTATCGCAGCTAAACTTTGAGGAAATAACATCTCAGCTATACGATATCAGCTCCGTTTGCGAGGAATACCAGTATTACTTCAGCGGCGATGATGATACGCTTCTCAACGCACTTGACGGAGATGAAGAACAGGAACAGGAATTTAAAATGATGTTTTCAGACCTTTCATATGAGTGTGATAGTTTGAGGGACATTGTCAATGATACCTATGTGTCAGAACATTTTGACGATTTTTTTGTCGGAATAATGCTAAACGGAAATAGTCCGTTCAAGTGCTATGGATATGATAGCTTTGAAGAAGATTACTTTGCACTTTCGTCATATGACACGAAATGTGCATCAAATGAGAGCGCAAAGAGACTTAAACGTCTTACGAAGGACGAGCTGCTGTCCGTTTGTGGACAATGCTTTGGGCTTGCAGTGTCTTACCTCAACGTCCAATACAAATACGACTACTTGAAAGCTGCCTTCGACATCTTAAAAGACCAAAACACATCATATTTGCAGATTGTGAAGGACATTGAAGCGGCATATGACAAAGCGGACGCAAAAGGCTGGCATGAATACAGCACCGAAGTGAGAACGTTTGATAAGCTTGTTGGAAGTTTCGACGAATATAGCAAAATCTGGCTTGAATAATGAGGAGGTATAACAATGTCAAGATATATTGACGCAGACAATCTGATTAACGAACTATCGGCGGCGTGTATGCCGATATATGAAAAAGGCATAACGGGTATTCTGGGTGACAACAGCAGCATTGCCGATATAATCAACGAACAGCCTACCGCAGTTGTGCAGGAGGTGAAGCGTGGGTATTGGAAATTTAACCAGTACAGCAAAGTGGTTGCTAGTTTTACATGTTCTGAATGCCAAACCCGTTTTTATAATTTTGGTAATTCAAAAATTCTGAGCCCGACACCATACTGCCCTAACTGCGGAGCTAGAATGGGCGGTGTTGCTAATGGCTGACCCAATGACCATGTCACGCCTGAAAGCCTACCGCAGGAACGCCTCAGCCATTGAGGACATCAAGGCGGAGCTTTCGGGCAAGTACGTTGCCGACAGTATCAGCGTATGCACTCCGCCGTCCTACACGCCACACAGCACACGCATAGACGGCTTTCTACCAAGCGGTGATACACTTTCACTGCTGTGCGAGCAGGCTCGACTAGAGCGTGAGCAGAGGTCTGTGGAGGAGTTTATCAAGGGGATAGAGGACTATCAGACACGGCGAATGTTCGTGCTGAAATTCATCAAGGGTAAGACGTACTTGCAGATAGCTATGCAGGTTAGTGGTGGGAGAATGTCAGAGAGCGGAGTGCGAATGAAAATTCAAAGATATTTGCAAGAAAAGTGAAAGTTGTGCGGTTTGTGCGTTTTACCTATGTTATAATTTAAACTGAGGAAAGTGTAGATGTACCTCAGACTTGTACTTTCATTGAAGTCACCTCCAATTTTCTAAGCCCCGTAAGGGGCTTATGCAGAACGTGAGTGCATGAGCTTGCGTTCTGTTCCATACGGTCAGCTGGTTTTCCGACAAAGCCAACACATAATATTTGAACCGCCGCCAAGCTTTCGGGCTTCGGGCGGTGTATGCAGGTCGAGAGCGTGCCAGCTCAACATCTGCTCCACCATTTACAAAACTCCTTAAATTATTTTCACGAAGGCGGCTGCATTTTGCGGTCGCTTTTGCGTTGAGAAGGTGACCTTATGCCAATACCAAGACCAGACCGAAGCGGTTCACACCAACAGCAGTTCCGTATCAACAAGAAGAAAATCTACGCTACCCAAACAGTTTGCGGTATCTGTGGGAAACCTGTTGATTTTTCACTAAAGTATCCTCACCCTCTGTCGGCTTGTATAGATCATATCATACCCATTGCAAAAGGCGGTCACCCTTCGGACATTTCAAACTTGCAGTTGGCACATTGGTGTTGTAATCGTCAGAAATCTGACAAATTGGTGGAAAAACAGGTGTTTGACCAGTCTCTCGACCTGATTTCCAACCGAATTTTACCACAATGCTACGATTGGAAGAATTTTTAACAAATTATTGACGATATGGGGGGTATGCCCCCTTTTGAGGTCAAAAATGACCTTCACCGCCGCACTGCTTATATTTCTCGCAGAGTTGAAATAATTGGAAAGGATATACAAGATGAGCGAATACAAAGGCATGGCATATTTGAAAAAGAAGCTTTCTTCAAAGGCTTCGAGGGTCAATGTGCGCTATGACTACTATCACATGAAGAACGGCCTTACTGACATGGGCAAAATGATACCACCAAGCTATAACTGGATGCGTCCTGTGCTAGGCTGGTGTGCAAAAGCTGTTGATACCCTTGCGGACAGAATAGTATTTGACAGCTTTGAGGACAACACTTTCTACGTCAACGAGATATTTGACAACAATAATCGTGACGTGTTCTTTGATTCTGCTATTCTCTCAGCGTTGGTGTCCTCCTGCTGTTTTGTGTATATCTCGGCTGATGAAACAGGTTATCCACGCTTGCAGGTCATTGACGGCAGTAACGCTACTGGCATCATCGACCCTATCACGAATATGCTCCGTGAGGGCTATGCAGTACTTGACAGGGATAATAATTTCAACCCCACCATTGAAGCTTACTTCACCGCCGAACAGACAGAGATATATCGCAGAGGCTATGATGTTGAGATCTATGACAATCCTGCGCCTTATCCTCTGCTTGTGCCTATCATATACCGCCCTGATGCAGTTCGTCCTTTCGGTCACAGCAGGATATCAAGGGCGTGCATGGAACTTGTGCAGGAAGCTATGAGAACGCTCAGGCGGTCGGAAGTATCAGCTGAGTTTTACAGTTTCCCACAAAAATATATACTCGGCCTTTCAAATGATGCCGAGAAAATGGCCGAGAAAATGGACAAATGGGGTGCAACAATGTCCTCACTGCTGACTATCACCAAAGATGATGACGGCGGCAATCCTACTGTCGGACAGTTTCAGCAGCAGTCCATGTCACCATACTCTGAACAGCTTAAGTCTATAGCTTCACTGTTCGCTGGAGAAACAGGGCTGACCCTTGACGACTTGGGCTTTGCGACATCCAATCCTGCCAGCTGTGAAGCTATCCGTGCGGCTCACGAAAACCTCAGGCTTACCGCACGCAAGGCACAGAGAACGTTTGGAAGTGGTTTCCTTAACGTGGCTTATCTTGCCGCTTGCGTTCGTGATAACATGGCCTATATGCGCTATGCTTTCAGTGACATCAAACCGCAGTGGCTTCCTATTTTTGAACCTGATTCTGCGGCACTCTCGGGTGTGGGCGACGCTATTTTGAAAATTAATCAGGCTGTTCCTGACTATCTGGGTGCAAAGGGTATCCGTCAGCTCACAGGCATAGAGGGTGAAAACAATGGCTGATATCGGTGCAGAACTGCTTGGAAAAATTCGTGCCGAGTTTCAAAATTCGTGCAAGGCCGACAAGTACATTCAATCTGTCTTGAAGAAAATAGAGGGCGGCACTGCGAAAATGTAAGAAGTCGCCCTATTATCGAAACAGCTCGGGTTTAGAGTTTCTCAGGCTATCGGTACACACGTCAACGTAGCGGCATTGCCTGACGGCAAGATGTACTACAACATTGCCGATACCATACTCACGGGCGTGCTCAAGGACAACTACGATGTTATAAACTCTGCTGCCGCAGAATGCCAAAAAGCACTTGACAGCCAAGCAGGCATAAACATCACACCTCAACAGGCTGCTTTCCCTACCGAGCGTGTGCAGGCAGTAGTTAATGCGGCTTCTGTACCGGATATTGCAGAAGATAAGATGATACGGCGAATGACAGCTCCGGCGCAGAACATCACTGAGAGTTTTTACAACGATTATGTTCAAAAAAACGTGAAGCTCCGTTCTGATGCAGGACTGGACTGCTACATCATTCGCAACGATCACGGTGGCTGCTGTAAGTGGTGTTCAAAGCTTGCAGGTAAATATCACTATCCCGAAGATGTCCCCAAAGACGTTTACCGCAGGCATGATAACTGCGGCTGTACTGTTACATACCTCAACGGCAGAAAGGCACAAAACGTGTGGAGCAAGACCAGGTGGGACATCTCAGATGAAGAGCTTGAGCAGATGAAGAAAGCCGGTTCAAGACAGCCTGTGAGGCTTGACAAACGTGGCGTAAGTGGTATAATGAAGGAAAATAGCAGTATGGCTAAATTCATTCCTGCTGATACCATTGAAAATGCCAAGGAATATACACTAAAATTTGCCGACAAAGTTAATGTGAAAAATGTCAAAAATCTCAATTCACTTAATACGGTGAATGAAACATTAACTGACTTAACTGCAAAATACCCCGTTGATAAGTTACAAGATATAAATTGTTCGTCAACACTAAAAAAAGCAAACGCTCGAGCAAATGGTAGAGGATTGGATATAAGCACTAAATATCTTAACGAACCACCAGCAATGGTTACCGATTGGAAAACAAGGAATGAGAAATTTGCCAAGCTTATTCCTGAATATCAAGCAGCAATAAGCAGTGGCAAATATAGTGCTGCACAGGTCAGAAAATTAAAGAAAGACCTTGTTCAAATAGAAGAAGGCATAAAATATAGCCGGTGGAGTATGTCAAGTACATTCAGTGGCACAAATGCGGTAAAAGCAACAGTAGCACATGAATATGGGCACATTATTGCAGATCAATATTTCGGGCAAATTAACAGAGGTCTGTATTGTGAAAATTATGGTGATCCAAGAAGTGTGAAAATAAAAAGCATGGTTGATGATGCTTTTCGCAAGGCAAAGCAGACAGGCGATATTTATAGCATTTCGCAGTATGCAAGCACGGACAGTCACGAGTTTTTTGCAGAATGTTTTTGTGCACATTACCACGGAGAAAAATTTCCTGATTATATTGAGCAAATGTTAAAGGAGGCATTGACAAAATGAAACAATGTAAAAATTGCATTTCTTATGATGCTGAAATGGAAGCACTTCGTCAAAGCGGCGATGATGTTATTATTGTCGGGCATGAAAATGACGAAGAAAAAAATTATTGTTTGACATATCCAGAGGGCATACCGTTAGAAATAGCAAAAGACAGGTGTGCTTGTGAATTAAAAATTTCTAAAGAAGATTTTAAAAACAATAATGCTTGACCGCTCCGCTACGGCGAGGCGGTATTTTTATACCCAAAATCAGAAAGGACGGATATTATGGACGAAAAAGCAATAGAAATTGTGAAAGATTACATTGGAGAACATCTTGATAAATCAGATATAAAGCCTGATTTTGAAGTTTATACAGTATGGAAATGCAAGGCATTGCAGAACTGGAAATACTTGCTTTCAAGTACTCTCTTTGACGGTATGTATTACGAGTTGACATATAACGGTGATAAGAAAGAATGGTATCTTGATGCATACAAGAAATTTGAGAACAAGGTCATTAGAGGATAATAGTTGTTCAAACATCGGAATCAAGCACCTTAAAGGGTGCTTTTTTCGTACCTAAAGGAGGTAATCCACTATTGAGGATAAGAGAGTCGGCAGGCAGACCCCCACCATATCGGTAGTGTTGCCGTATGAACAGACTAAAGGCAATGAGGCTATCGCAATGTATAACAAATCAGGGCGCACCGCACAGGAATGGCAGGAGTTAATGCTTTATGACATCATGGCGGTGGACGATGAGGGATTGTGGAAGCACATGAAATTCGGCTGGTCGATACCAAGACGTAACGGCAAGTCGGAGCTGCTTATTATGCGTGCGATCTATGGCCTGCAAAATGGTGAACATGTGCTTTATACCGCCCACAGGACAACAACGTCACATTCGGCGTGGGAGAAGATCATCGACCTTATCACAAAAATGGGTTTTCTTGAAAAAGAGGACTTCAAGACCACAAAGCAGATGGGCTTGGAGCGTATACAATGGCTCAAAGGCGACGGACTTATCAATTTCCGTACACGTTCCAGCAAAGGCGGACTTGGCGAGGGCTATGACCTGCTTATCATAGACGAAGCACAGGAATACACCACAGACCAAGAAACAGCCCTAAAATATACCGTCACAGACAGTCGCAACCCTCAGACCTTGATGTGCGGAACGCCGCCAACAATGGTGTCCGCTGGTACGGTTTTTACGAAGTACAGACAAAAGACGATATCGGGCAAAGGCGGTGATGACGGCTGGGCTGAATGGTCTGTGCCGAAGCTCACGAACGCGCATGATCCTGAGCTTTGGTACGCCACTAATCCGTCTTTAGGCACTATCCTCACAGAGCGTAAGATACGCTCAGAGCTTGGCGACCCGAAAGACGATCAGGTTGACGATAACATCCAGCGTTTAGGTTTGTGGCTGACCTATAATCAGAAGTCGGCTATCAGCAAGGGAGAATGGCAGGCACTTTGTATCAACGGTAAGCCCGATATCAGCAGAGAGCTGTTTTTCGGCATCAAGTATGCAAAAGTCACGGATAATGTATCTTTGGCTGTCGCTGCGAAAACAGCAGACGGCAAGATATTTGTCGAGGCTATCGACTGCCGCCCTGTAAGAGAGGGAAACGGCTGGATAATCGCATATCTGCGCAATCCGCATATGCGTGAAACCGTCATTGACGGAGCGAACGGACAGTCTTTGCTTGCGGCGGATATGAAGAACGCAGGTATCAAGCGCAAACCTATCCTGCCGAAAGTCGCTGATGTGATCACTTCGTCAGCAGGTTTTGAGCGAGGAGTATTCGCGCAGAATATTTGTCACGCTGACCAACCTTCCCTTGAACAGGTCATTGCCAACTGTGAACACAGAGCGATAAGCTCAGGCGGAGGTTTTGGCTATACCTCAATTCTTGAGGGCGCCGACATATCACTGCTTGAGGCGGTGGTACTTGCTCACTGGGCGTGCGCTAACTCTTCGGACAAGAAGAAAGTACAGAAAATAAGCTGGTAACAGTTTATTATATATCACCTACACCGCAGGGTAAAGCGGGGAAAGGAAACACTATGGCAGAATTTGAAGCTATAACAACACAGGAAGCCTTCGACAATGCGATAAAGGCAAGGCTCGACCGCAACACGGATACCGTCAAGAAACAGTTTGAGGGTTATATTTCCCCTGACGACTTCAAGACAAAGACAGCCGACCTTAACGGCAAGATCACCGACCTTACAGGCAAGCTTGCGGAAAAGGATACAGCTATCGCAGACCTCACGGCTAAGAACAAGGCATACGAGACCAGCTCGGTAAAAATGAGAATTGCCCACGAAAACGGTATTCCTTATGAGCTTGCGAACAAGCTTTCAGGGGACACAGAAGAAGCTATCAAGAAGGACGCTGAAACATTTGCAAAGTTTATCGGCAAGAAGCAGACAGCCCCTCTTGGTCACGCAGAACACAATCACGCAGACGGCAAGAATGCGGCATATAAGTCGCTGCTTGCAGGTCTTATAAAGTAAAGAAAGGAAGTAATATTTATGCCAGATATTCTCTCAAAGGAAAATAAGTTTGACCCTGTTCTTGTAACAGAACTTTTTGACAAGGTTAAGGGTAAGTCCTCATTGGCTGCTCTTTGCGACCAGACACCTATCGCATTCAACGGACAGAAAGAGTACATTTTCACAATGGATGATGAAGCAGATCTCGTGGGTGAAAACGGCAAAAAGACAAGGGGAAGCGTTGCACTTGCACCTGTGACTATCGTTCCTGTTAAGCTTGAGTACGGCTCACGAATTTCAGACGAATTTCTCTACGCTTCTGAGGAAGCTCAGATAGACATTCTGAGAAATTTCTCTGACGGCTTTGCAAAGAAAGTGGCAAGAGCCCTTGACATCATGGCTTTTCACGGCGTTAATCCAAGAGCCAAGACAGCTTCTACGCTTATAGGTACAAACCACTTTGACAACGGCGTAACTGTGATAAAGCAGGACAGCACGTCACCAAAGACTCCTGACGCTCTTATCGAGGAGGCTATCGCCGCAGTGCAGGACAACGAATATGATATCTCAGGTCTTACAATGGCGCCGTCATTCAGATCCGACCTTGCAAAAATGGTGGACACAAGCGGCAGAAAGATTTATCCTGACCTTGCTTGGGGCAATGCACCGACTTCTATGAACGGCATTCAGACAGTTACTAACAACACTGTTTCGTTCAATTCAAGCAAAGACCTTGCCATTGTGGGCGACTTTGCGAGAGCCTTTAAGTGGGGCTACTCAAAGGAAATTCCACTTTCAATCATTCCGTATGGTGATCCTGACAACAGCGGACAGGACCTCAAGGGCTACAATCAGGTATACATCAGAGCCGAAGCATATATCGGTTGGGGCATTCTCGACAAGTCCGCATTTGCTGTCATTCAGTCAGCTGCTAAGTAAGGGGGCGGCATAAATGGCGGCAGAGTACGCAACTATTGAAGATGTTATAAAGCTTGGCCGAAAGCTCACGGCTGAGGAGCAGGAAAAGGCGGCGGCCCTGCTGCCTGTCGCCTGCGCAAAGCTTTCAACTGCCTGCAAGAAGTATGGCAAAGATCTTGACCTTATGATAGCTGATGAACCTGACGTTGAACTTGTGGCAAAAGATATCATAGTTCGTGCCACACTGAGAGCTGTTGACGCTATAGCGGACAGCTCTCCTGCGACTTCGCAGGCTTCACAATCGGCTATGGGCTATTCAGTATCAATGACCTATCTCAACGCAGGACAGCAACTGTATTTTCTCAGAAATGAGCTGAAAGAACTGGGCGTTATGCGGCAGAGATACGGAGCTATGGAGGTATATGACGTATGAGACTAAGCATCAAGGGCATACCCGTTAAGCTTTCTGTAAAAACGCAGACAGGTATTGACGGCTTTAACAGACCTACATATGAGGTATTTCAGGAAGTTGTCGAAAACGTGCTTGTGGGCGAGCCGTCCGCAGAGGACGTAGTAAACGAGCTTAATTTATCGGGCAAACGCATAGCTTACACTCTTGCGATACCAAAGGGAGATACACACGTTTGGGAAGACACAGAAGTCGAGTTCTTCGGCAGAAAATTCCGCACCATAGGTCTTCCGACAGAGGGCATTGAAGAAAATTTGCCGCTCAGTTGGAACAAGAAAGTCAAGGTGGAACGCTATGAGTAAAGTTAAGATAGAGCTTGACCACAACGCAGTTGCGGCGTTTCTCTGCTCTGCACCTGTTGAAAACATGGTCAAGGGATATGCTGACAGAGCCGTTCAACGTCTTGGCACGGGGCATAAAGCGTATACTATCACATGGACAAGGTACCCGAAAATGCGCCGTAAGGTCGCTATCGTCAAGGCTAAAACCAAGAAGGCTCAGCGTGCTAATCTTAGAGATAACACACTTTTAAAGGCGGTGCTTGGCAAGTGATAGAGAAGATAATTCTTGACTGGCTGGGAGCAAAGCTTAACGTTTCGGCTTATCTTGAAGAACCTAAAAACCCACCAAAAGAGTATGTGCTTATCGACAAGCTAGGCTCGGCAGAGAATGATTTTATCACATCTGCCACCATAGCCGTTCAGAGCTACTCAGCGAGCCTATACGGGGCGGCAGAGCTTAACGCAAAAGTTAAAAAGGCTATGTCTGAAAGCGTGTCACAGGGCAATGTATGCCGCTGTGCGTGCACGTCAGACTACAACTATACAGACACAGAAACAAAACGATATCGCTATCAGGCGGTATTCGATGTAACCTACTACGACGAGGAGTGATAATACTATGGCAAACAACAAAGATAACGTATCAACAGGCAAGCCAAAGGTAGGCGGAGCGGTTTTCACAGCGGTCACAGGATCTACACTGCCAACGGATGCAACAACAGCACTTGACGCAGCGTTCAAAAGTTTGGGCTACTGTTCAGAAGACGGAGTAACAAACAGTTCTGGCATTTCTACTGAAAACATCAAAGCCTGGGGCGGAGATATTGTTGACACACCGCAGACAGAAAAAACGGACACTTTCAAGGTAAAGCTGATAGAGTGTACCAATACAGATGTGCTGAAAACTGTCTACAATGGCAGCAATGTTTCGGGCGACCTTGACACTGGTCTGACTATCAAGGTCAACAGCGCAGAGCATGAAGATCAGGCGTTTGTTTTCGATATGATACTGAAAAATAACGTGCTGAAAAGAGTGGTCGTTCCGTTCGGCAAGGTGACGGAGATATCTGACATCACCTACAAGGACAACGAGGCTATCGGCTATGAGCTGACTATCACGGCCACACCTGATGAAAACGGCAATACGCACTATGAGTACATGAAAAAGGGGGAATAACCTATGCTGACAGGTAAGACAGAGAGTGGTTTTGAGTTTGAAATAGAGGAGAAGACCCTTGACGACTATGAGTTTATCGAAGCTGTCGGTAAGTGTGAACAGGGCGACCCCCTTGCATATGTCAAGGTAGTTGACGCCGCTCTTGGAAGCAAGAAAGAAAAAGCTTTCGAGAAGATAAGGGAAAAGTGCGGCTATGTATCGGCTAAAGAGATAACAAAGCTTATCGTGGAGATCTTCCAGACACCTAAGACAAAAAACTCCTAGTCCTTGCCGCTGTCATGGAGCGCTATCCTGATGAGCTTGATTGCGATATGGCGCAGTATTATCACATATGCGACTACAAGTCGCTGCCTGCACGAAAGGTGGCGACTTTTCTTTGTGGCCTTGACAGCAGTTCACGGGTCAAGCGTAAGCTTAATGATGTTGGCGGTTCGTTCTCTGAAATACTGCTTGCGCTGATATTTGACCGCCTACAATGGATATGCTGGTCGCAGACAAAGGACGGGCAAAGAGGCGTGAACAGACCGCAGTCCATAGCTGAAAAGCTTATAGGCAAGAATGACAGCGACAGTGAGATAACAGCGTTCCAAAGCGGCGAGGATTATGAGAAGGCAAGAAGAAAAATCTTAGGAAAGGAGGACTAACATGGCAGAAGAAAACGGCACACAGCTGGGCAAAGCATATGTGCAGATAGTTCCGTCTATGCAAGGGCTTGCATCAGAGCTGCGAAGAGCGTTCGGGGATAGTATGCCCGATGGTCACAGGTTCGGAAGCTCTCTTGGCGGCAAGGTCGTTTCGGGCTTTGGGAGCACTATCAAAAAGGGATTTGCACTTGCCGCAAAAGCTGGTATAGCAACTATATCGGCAGCAAGCGCAGGCATAGGCGCTATAGTCAAAAGCTCTGCGAGCGCATATGCGGACTATGAGCAGAACATAGGCGGCGTTGAAACACTTTTCAAGGACAACGCTGATACTATCGTAAAGTACGCCAGTGAGGCATACAAGACCGCAGGAATATCGGCTAATGACTATATGCAGAACGTTACAAGCTTTTCTGCGTCACTTCTGCAAGGCTTGGGCGGTGATACAGCGCAGGCGGCTGAGATAGCCAATGAAGCAATGGTGGATATGTCGGACAATGCCAATAAAATGGGTACTGACATATCTTCTATCCAGAACGCTTATCAGGGCTTTGCAAAGCAGAACTATACCATGCTCGATAACTTAAAACTGGGCTATGGCGGTACACAGGCGGAAATGGCAAGGCTCATCAACGATTCGGGTGTGCTTGGGGATTCGATAAAGGTCGATGAAAAGACCGTCAACAGCGTGTCATTTGACAAAATGATAGAGGCTATCCACAAGGTACAGACCGAACTTGACATCACAGGTACAACTTCAAAGGAAGCGGCAACAACAGTTTCCGGCTCTCTTGGCTCTGTGAAAGCAGCATGGGCGAACCTTATGTCAGGAATGGGTGACAAAAACGCTGACCTGAAAAATCTTATCAAGGAAATGGTAAACACAGTAAAGACCTTTGCAAAGAATATTATGCCTGTCATAAAGCAGGCTCTTTCAGGGGTCACAACTCTCATAAGCGAGCTTGCACCTGATATAGCGGCTGAACTTCCACAGCTTGTGAGCGACCTGCTCCCACAGCTCATAGAAGCAGGCACGCAGATATTTCAGACACTTGTAAAAGGCATTTCCGATAATATCGGCACGATAACGCAGGCGGCTATAACAGCCATTACAACCATTGCAACAGCACTTATACAGAACACAGGCCCTCTTGTGCAGGCGTTGGCAACTATCATAACCACTATTGCACAGGCTTTGCCAACTATATTGCCCGACCTTACAGAAGCGATAAAGCAGCAAATGCCATTGATATTGCAGGCTATACTTGACAGCTTACCTGCGATAATCGAATGTGCTACACAGATAATCGTAACAATAGCAGAAACATTAGCCAACAATATTAATCTTATTGTTGACGGCGCTGTCAAAATCATTGATACATTAGCAATGTCACTTTCTGATAGTGATACAGCTAAAAAGCTTACAGAAGCAGCATTTAAAATAGTATTTACCCTAACCAAAGAGATAGTAAAAAATCTTCCTGATATTCTTGCCAGCGGCATACTTATAGCTGTTGAAATTGTCAAGGGAATTGCACAAGGTATGGTGGACTTTTTTGCACCTGTTTCAGACGCTTTATCTGATATGCTTATCGACCTTACAGACTGGTTTTCACGTAAGTGGAACGATTTCAAGGAGTGGGGTTCAGATATGATACAGGCGTTTATAGACGGCATAAAAGAAAAGTGGCAGAGCCTTAAAGACACTGTATATGACGTAGCTTCAAGCGTTAAGGACTTTCTTGGCTTTTCTGAACCTGACAAGGGTCCTCTTTCAAATTTCCACACTTTTGCACCTGATATGATGGACCTTTTCGCAAAGGGCATAGCAGACAACGAGGACACTATCACAATGCAGTTCAACAGGTCACTGCAACCGCTTATGGATACGGATATCATACCGCCAAGCTTTTTGGCACTCCCCGAAAAGAGCGTGAATAACGGCGGTAATGATACCATGAACAAGATCATCGCCCTCTTAGAGACCTACTTCCCACAGCTTGCACAGCAAGGGAACATTTATCTTGACGGTGATAAGCTCACGTCAAAGGTGGACGGAAAGCTAGGTGAGAGGGTCACAAGCAACGAAAGGAGGCTTGCAAGTGTCTAGTGAATATATAGAATTTGGTGGTAAGAAGTCCACCGATTTCTATTTGGTTATCCAAAAGGACGGCGTTCAGATATCTCAGCCGGAGGAAAACAGGATAGAAGCCACCTTGCCATTTATGAACGGCTTTTATGACTTTTCCAAAATGGCAGGCGAAAGGACGTACAAACAGCGTGATATCACGATAAAATTCAGCCTTTCTGCAAAAGATGAAAACGAACTTTATCACAGAAAATGTGATGTTGTCCGTTGGCTCAGTGGAGCAAAGGACGAGTTGAGGATAAGCTTTCTGACGGACTATCACTTTGTGGGGGCAACGGCTGTGTTTGATACCTCCGCATTTGAGTTCACTTCACGGCGCACCGCTGATCTGACAGTGAACTTCAAAACGTATCCTTTCCTACGTTCTGATGATTACTCAGACATCGGATTTGACGACTTCAACTTTGAAACCGATTATCTGAATTTGACGGATATATCGCTGACAGCGGTCAAGCAGACACGATACGCCCCTCCTGCGACCCTGAAAGTCTATTCATATGCTGATAGACCAATACGCACACGTCTTTCTTACAAGCGCTCAGAGGACGACACAAAGAGTGTGGGCTTCACCTATTTTGCACTTAATGATGAGGAGATAAGTGCAAGCGTATACCGCAACACGGAGAAAGAATTTGACCTTGACGAGCTGACTTTACAGCCTGGTGTGAATACTCTTGCGGCTTATGGCTTCGGTACACTCACGCTCAAACTTTATGAGGAGGCACTCTGATGTTCATAGTAACGATAACAAACGGAGCTGAAAACACTATCATACACAGCGACGGCACAGACCGCATATCAGGCGGCAAGATAGCAAAGTCTATCAACGCTGTGGATAGTTTCAGCTTTACCATATATCCGAACAATGCAGGCTATGATTTCTTGAAACCGCTTACAACGGCTGTCAAGGTTTATGATGAAAACACTGGCAAGGACATTTTTATAGGCAGGGTCTTGAAGTGTCCTGACAGCATGGACGAGAGAGGTCTGATATGCCGTAAAGTCACCTGCGAGGGGCGTTTAGGTTGGCTATATGACAGTGTTCAGCCGTATGTTGAATACAAAATGGTAGGTATATCAACAGTACTTTCTTCGTTCCTCTCCAAACACAATGCACAGGTGGGTGCAGATAAGCGTATAGATCTGGGACAGGTCACTGTTACGGCAAGCAACAACTACACATATACTGCAAATTGGGACAAGACAATGAACGTCATTGCCGACAAGCTTATAGGAAAATTCGGTGGTGAGATACAGCTTCGTGATAAAGACGGCAAGGTATATCTTGACTATTTGGAGAACATAGGACACGGCACAGATACCACCATAGAGCTTGCGGTCAACCTTAAAACCATATCACGGGAAGTCGATGAAACGGCGGTCATAACACGTCTTTACCCTCTCGGCGCAAAGCTTACAGACAGCGAAAAGCGGTTGACCATCGGCACTGTGAATGGTGGCAAGGATTACATAGAGGACAGCTCACTTATCGCAAAATACGGCGTTATAAGCGGTCCGCAGATATGGGACGACGTTACCCTTGCGAGCAATCTTCTTAGCAAGGGCAAGGAGTATCTTAAATCTGTCAATCGTGCGAAAGTGCAGTATCAGATAACAGCACTTGACCTCTCGAGAATAGACAAACACATTGAGCAGTTTGAACTCGGCTGTTGGTACAGAGTAAAAAATAGTCTTATGGGCATAGACGAGGATTTGCGCATTGTGGGTATATCCATAGACCTTGACAATCCGCAGGCTTCACAGTTGACCTTCGGTGACCGATTTGAAACCCTTTCGGGCTTTATGACAGCGAAAACACAAAGCCTGCAATCTGCTATAGATAACTCTGAATTCAGAAATCGTCAGGTGATAGACAGCAAAATAGAGAATGCGACTAAACTTATCACAGGTGCAGAGGGCGGCAATGTTATTCTTGACCCACCAACAAAGCCAAGACGTGTTCTTATAATGGATACTGACAATATCGACACGTGTAAATCATGTATTCAGTTCAATCTAAATGGCATGGGATTTTGGAAGTCATCAGACGGTGGCTCTGCCAAAGAGGGTCCGTACACAAAAGCATGGACGATAGACGGAAATCTGATTACAGATTTTATTACGGCAAAGGTGCTGACAGGGCTTAAAATCAATAACGGCTCAGGTACCTTTTCGGTATCTGAGAACGGACACATTATCGCAAAGGCGTTGACTATGCTTGGTGGAAACATCAACATAGAAACAAACAGCAAGGATAATAGTGTTATAAAGCTATCCTACAAAGAATGGACGCTGGAACTTTCACCGCTTCAATGGGTGCTAAAAAACAGTACCATAGGCGGACACGTTGCTTGTCAGGCAGGAGGAGTTTTCCTATATTGGAATGACGAACTAAAGGTGAATATTGACAGTAACTCAGGCGATATCCGCACATATGCAGGCGGCAAGGCAAGCTTCTTTCTTGACACGAACAATCACTCCGTCAGTGTATATGATGAGAATGAAAAGCGACAGATATACCTTGAGGGCAACACGGGCACAGTTTATGCAAAGAATTTTCAGCAAACTAACTAAGGGGGCAAATTTATGGCAAACATAGACCTTTCACAATTTATAGAAACTGTATCAACAGCATTTGAAGGCAGACAGGTAAGGCAGGCATTTGTGGACGCACTGACGGCGGTGCAGACGGCGGTAAACGAGTTAGATCAGACGATAATCCAGCATAAAACAGCTACACAGGTTGTATCATCAGCAACTCCTACTGTGGCAGTACCGCTGGATATAGACGGCGACCCTGCACAGATAATTGTCACTCTCCGACAGGACGATACACCGACGCCATATCAGAATTTCTGCGTTCATGTAGCTAAATTCAATGGTAAATACAATGCGGTTATTTGCATGGGGCCGTCCGCTGGCTCTAGCACAGTCAGCGTGCCTGCTGGAACATATCGTGTAGACTATATCGTGATAGCATAGAGGGGTGATTAAATGACGATAACGCTAAACACAGATTACGATGTAACACTGAACACAGCCCTTTTGGGCTATGTTGGTGAAACTAATGCACGTCCCGTATCTGTCGAGGGCATGGAGATAGACGGCGCAGACCGCTATGTAATGACGATAGACTACGGCG